AAAACATTCTTCCTATGCATTGTGCAGCATTCTCATATGAGAATACAACTAACTTAATGTTTGGATTAAGTGGTACAGGTAAAACAACTCTTAGTAGCGATCCTGAGTTTATGTTAATTAGTGATGATGAAGTATCATGGAACGATAATGGCATAAGAAAAATAGAAGAAGGTTGCTATGCTAAATCAGAAGGCTTGACTCCTGAAACACATGAGACAATATTCAATGCTGTAGAAGAAGCAAAGCGAAGAGAAACACTGGTTGTTGAAAATCCTGGTGCAGCTAATGCAAGATTAAGTTATCCATTAGATTGCGTATTAAATTCTTGGAATGATCAAGAACAATTTCAACATCCTAAAAATATATTCTTTCTAACTATGGATGCTACCGGTAGTTTTCCGCCTGTAAGCAAAATATCAGGTGATGTTGTTAAACGTTTCTTTGAAACAGGATACACAAGTCAAATGCCTGGTACTGAAGCGGGTAATGATGAGATTAAGAAAACATTTTCTCCTTGTTATGGATCTCCATTTATGCCACGAAAGATAGAGCTATATAGTAGTATGCTAATGGATAAAATAGAACAGACAGAAGCAAATGTATATTTAATTAATACGGGTATGGATAAAGACGGTAAAAGGTTTCCATTGGAGTTTACTCGTGATTGTGTAAAGAACGCTATGCGTACAGATATTAATGACAATAGCGAAGAAGTATTAAGTATTTTAGAGGATTTACTATGAAGGCTGGAAAAGTATGGGGAAACACAGAACTCCTTGAAGCTAACGGAGTATTAGAGTTTCATAGGATTGAGATGAAAAAAGGTGGTGTTTGTTCTAAACACTTACATGAATTTAAATGGAATGGATTCTTCTGTGAATCCGGTAAGATGAGAATCAAAGTATGGCAAAACGATTACGATCTTATTGATGAAACCATTTTAGGTCCTGGTCAATACACAAAGGTAAGACCAGGATTATATCACAAATTCGAATGCTTAGAAGATGGCGTTGCATTTGAATTGTATTGGGCAGAGTTTGCTCACAAAGACATCGTTCGAGAATCAGTTGGATTCTTAGGAAATGAGTAGTTTACATTACTATGAAAATAGTGTATAATATAAAAAATGGAGAATAATATGTCTGATTGGGCAAACGATATTTACATGATGCACAATAAATTTGGTGTACGTGAATGGTTCGAAAATAATAAAGATGATACAATGCTTATGCGAAAGTACTTGGCTTTTAGATTATTAATGTGCCAAGAAGAATTGCATGAAACTATGATGGCAGCTAATAATGGCGACCATGAAGAAATAGTTGATGGCCTTATCGATCTTTGTGTATTTGCTATTGGTACTTTGGATGTGTTTGGTGTCGATGCTAATAAAGCATGGGATGCTATATACGAAGCAAACATGGCAAAAGAACCTGGTGTAAAAGAAGGTCGTCCTAATCCTTTCGGACTACCTGACTTAATGAAACCAGAGGGATGGGAATCGCCTAGCCATGCAGGAAACCACGGAAGTCTCACTGACGTTATTTAAAAACGTTTATGATAATAAAACAAATCGGCGTGTTGATCTAAAAGATTTCAACACGTTCGAACAAGCATTGTACGACATGTCAAAAACTCGGCGATCTGGTAAGAAAGATGCCGAGCTTATGTCGCCTGCAACATACCAAGTAGATACTACTCGTGCAAATGTAAATGTTATAGAGTGGGCTGGTTGGTGTGCAGTTGATGTAGATGAATTTGAATTTGATGGAGATCTAGAAAATGAACTTCGTAACAGGTTTGGTCATTATCGTTACATTTGTTATAGTACTGCTAGCAGCACTCAAGATTTTCCAAAGTTTAGGCTCGTCTTTCCACTCAGATACAACGTACCTGCAGAAAAAATTAAACACTTCTGGTTTTCTCTCCAAACTGAATTGGGTGAGCTTGGCGATAAACAAACTAAAGACTTATCTCGCATGTATTACATCCCTGCGCAATATGATAATGCCTTTAATTTTATATTTAGTAATAGTGACGGTGCTCCTATCGATCCTGCCGAGTTGATGCTTAAGCATCCTTATGCAGAAAAAGCTACACTAAATAATTTCTTTGATAGATTACCTGATGCTATACAACAACAGATAATTGAACATAGAAAACAAAAACTGGATAACACGAATTTTAATTGGTCATCGTATAAAGACTGTCCTTTCTTTCCTAAGAACCTTGAGTCAGAATACAGACTAATTAATAATACTGGCTGGTACCACAAGATGTATCAGATAATGGTTGCAATAGCCGGCAACGCTATAAAAAATAAATATCCAATCACATCTGCAGAAATATCTAAGATGTGTAGAGAATTGGATATGGAAACGGGGAACTGGTATGAGAATCGTCCACTCGATAGAGAGGCCGATAGAGCTTTAGAGTATGTTTATAAAAACGCATAGGAGTTAAAATGAATTATTGTGATATGAAAGGTTTGTGGATAGCTTTCCTTATCTTATTATTTTTTATAGTAGGTGTACCTATCTTAATGCTAATGGCAATGGTAGGCTTAGAAGAGTATGGAAGATATTGTAATTTAAATATCATGCCTTGTTTTGGATTAAACAAATGACACCAAGATGGGAAGCAGAGCAAGAAGCTAAAAGAACGTTTGAGCAATTTATTCTATGGACAAAAAGAGTTACAGGCTACGCTATATTCTTTTTATTAGTAGTTGTGTTTGCATGTAACAACGGTGTTGAAGAAGGACCTAATGCCACTGGTTCTAAATATAACGGTGAGCAATATGATCCTAGTAACTTGAGTGTCAAATGAAGTTTTTAATTATTGTAACAATGATGGTTGCAGATCCTTTTATTATTCCAGTGTTGGAGTTTGATTCAAAGGATGAATGTGTAAACTATGTTATGAATCCAGAGAATGCAGATAGATTAGCTGTAGAAGTAATAGCTAAAGCTGGATTCGAAGACCGAATCACTTCAGTTTTGTGCCTACCTGAAACACAAAATTTAGTAGAAAAAGAGAAAAAAACGTAAGTGGTTGTTTTTAAACGAAACAAAAATGCTAAAAAATGCATTTTTTCCTTTACATTCCCTGAGAAATATGGTAGATTATATCTATTAAATGAGGAGTTTATAGAATGTCAAATGGAATCAATTACGTAGCTGCTAGCGAAGGTGGATTAACTTTCGGTATCGAAACATCTAATGGAACTATCAACCGTCGTGCTGATACTATCGTAGATGGTGTTGAGCTAATCAACAAGTATGGTGTTGCTAACGAAGTGTTTGGTTCATCTTCAATGGACTTTGCTGCTGAAGAAGGTTTCGCCGACGATGACGGTGCAATCAAATTCTGGAACAGAATCTTGGAGGCAGTATAATGTACGTTGGATATCAAGAAAAATTATTCTCAAATCCATGGGGTGTAAACTCTGGTTTCGAAACTATTAGAGAACAACTTAATGAGTTGATTCCACTTGAAGGTGCTTGTGAAAATCCAAGATCTACTAACAAGCATCTTGACAAATTTCGTAGAGCACAGAATGCTGCTTACGATTTATTTAATAATGGCCTATGCAACAAGCGTGGTCTATTCAAGCAGCTGTTTGGATTTGCTCCTACTCAGCGAGATACTAACTACGCTACTCGTATGCAGTGGTCTCATTGGGAAGATAGAGTCGAAGAAATCTTGACTCCTATCATACGAGCTGCAGCTTTAGAACAAGGAATAAAGAATGAGTGTTAATGAACGTGAATCGGTAAACGTTTTAAAAGAGTGTATCGAACTACAAGAGAAAAAAGGTCAAGACTATCAAAGCGATGAGTCTAGCGTGCTTCAAGCTATGCACTATCGTCGTGGCGTAGATACTATTCATGACATAATGATAGGTAAAATGATGCGTGCTACATCTCTACTCGAGTCTGGCAATGCTCCTAATCACGAGTCTTTAGAAGATACATATAAAGATTTGATTAATTACGCATCATTTGCTGTGTCTTATATGCGTGGTACTATGGACGGTCAACAAGAAAATCGTGATATGTTTAATCGACCTTGTAGTCCATACAACAAGCCAAAAGTTAAGACCGGACGGGTGGTCTAAATGAAGACTGGTTTAACAGCATCTACATTTGACTTACTACATGCAGGTCATGTTGCTATGTTAAGAGAAGCTAAATCTCAATGCGACTATCTTATCTGTGCTTTACAGATAGATCCAAGTGTAGATCGTCCTGAAAAGAATGCACCTATACAAACTATTGTAGAACGATACACACAGCTAGCTGCTGTAAAGTATGTAGATGAAATAGTGGTGTATGCTTCTGAAGGAGATCTAAACGATATACTTACTATGTATCCTATTGATGTACGTATTCTTGGTGATGAGTACAAAGATAAAGATTTTACAGGTAAAGATGAATGTCGTAAACTTGGCATTGAATTATATTTCAATAGTCGTAATCATCGATTTTCATCAAGTGGACTAAGGGAGAGAGTCTGTGCGAATGCAAACAGTTAAAGATATACGTGAATTTTTTATTGGTGAGTTAAATGACGAAGCTTTTACTATCGATAAAACTGGACAAAAAACAATTGAATTGATTGGTGCGTCGTTCTTAGCGACTGAACCATCTATCTTTGGTGTACCTAATGAAGAATACATTGAACGAGAATTAGAATGGTATGCCTCTGAGTCTACAAACATATATGACATATATGGCATTAAGCATTTGAAAGAACCACCAGCAGCTTGGCAATACGCAGCTGATGAGCATGGTAACATCAATTCAAATTATGGTCATCTCATTTATTCAGAAAAATATTATTTTCAGTTTCAACAAGTAGTTGATGAGTTGTTTAAGAATCCAAACTCACGTCGTGCTATCATGATTTACAATCGTCCTAGCATGTGGATAGAATACAATGAAGGTGGTAAGAACGATTTCGTATGTACTAATGCTGTGTCATATTATATACGCGATGATATGGTGCATGCTGTAGTTCAAATGCGTTCGAATGATGTAGTGTTTGGTTATAAAAATGATTATGCTTGGCAAACTTATGTGCTTCAGCAAGTGTGTAAAGAATTATCTGCTTTAAATTATGATGAACTTTATCCAGGTCTAATCACGTGGCAGGTACAAAACTTGCATGTATATGAAAGGCATTTTGATCTTGTCAAATAAATGGGATATAAGATACCTCAGACTTGCTGAGGAAGTCGGTACTTGGTCCAAAGATCCCTCCTCCCAAATTGGCGCAGTAGCCATAGGATCTAAGGGCCAAGTACTGGCGCAAGGTTACAACGGGTTTCCTCGAGGAATAAAAGATGATGAAGAAAGATACAACGATCGTGAGACAAAATATAAGTACATAGTTCATGCTGAACAAAATCTTATATACAACGCTACGTTCAATGGTGTCAATTTAGAAGGCTCTACAATATACGTTACGGGTTTACCTACATGTTCTGAATGTGCTAAAGGTGTAATTCAAGTTGGAATCAAACGTGTTGTAATGCCGATGGAACAAATAAAACCACAATGGATTGAGTCGTGGTTTCGTACGAAAAAATTCTTTGAAGAAGCAGGTGTGGAGTATGATTTCATCAAGATGTAATACAATATTTGTAGGTATGAATCCGTCTAAAGTTCCAGTAAGCAGGTCTAAAGGATCTGCTTATAAACGTTTTCATGACTGGTTAGATTACCTAGAACTAAAGCATGTATCATTTACTAACCTATCGCCTGATCCTGAGTGGGATTTCAAATTTAAAACATTTGATCATAATTTACTGTTTACAAGTCTGCAAAATTATGATAGAATAATAGTATGGGGATCATTAGTATCTAATTACGTAAAAAGGCTAGGTTTCACGGATCACTTCGTATTACCGCATCCTTCGCCTAGAAATAGAAAACTAAATGATCATAAATACGTACGTAATGTGTTAAATGAATGTAAGGAATATTTAAAATGACAAAGATTGCTATCGTACTAGGGAGAGGTACTGAAGGCTGCGGCGTAACTCAATGTGCTATTCAAATGCAAAAGGTTACAGACGCACATATCTTTTCTACAACTGATAAGAAATGGGGTAGAGCTAAAGGACTTGATATCGTACAAAACGAATTCTCAATGGCAAAGGATTGGGAACTCATAGCTGATGCTATTAACTTCTCTTTTGATTTGTGTATCATATATTCTATTCCTTCAAAAGGACATCCTCAAGAATGTCAAGATAATTTTATTCCATTTCTAAAACACATTAAAACACGTAAAGCTTTTATTAACGTAGACCATAAAGCTGCTTCTATTGCACGTAATGCAAATCTTAAAGAGGTTTGTGAAAACGTAGATGTTATCATGACTCATAGTATGGAAAATGATTTCTGTAAATTTATGAGAAAAAATAAAATAGAAACACCACTTACAAA